TGACTAAGCACTTCGTTTGTCTTTTTTTCATAATACTCTCCCCTTGTTTAATAAATGAATGGAGTGCTTTGTGTTTGTAATAAAATTACTTGGGGCTATCGTTTTGATTTTGCTCATCATCTTTGAAAAGCCTACTCGCTGAATGATCATCATAAACTTTACCCTCTGACTTTTCTTTTTCCTCTAATTCTTTTTGTCTAACTATCTGTTTGGCCATAGCACTACCCAATAACTGCTCTAACCTACCCTCAACCTCTTTTCTACTCATTTGATCTATTTTTCCAAACATAACCTCTTTTCTATCCACAATAAGGCCACCAACCCTCAATAAAGAGTTTTGTGCCGATATAGCCGCATTAAACGAACCTGCCGCTAGAGCCTTATCCCTAATATCGTATAAGTCCTGGACTGCCCTATCGTAATTAAGTTCGTATTTCTTTTTGACTTCATTAGATAGAAAATTAAACTCTTTTCTAACGAGTTCATTCTTAAATACATTTACTGCCGCTTGGCGTGGATCTTTATAACCAGCTTTACTAGCACATTCAATTAGAGATAGTCTTGGGTTATTAACAGAGATCCAGACGAAGTTTCTTTGTCTCCTGGTGAGTTTATTGTCTAGGTTGGCAAATTCAACAGGAACTTCCTCTTGATCGGATATGATTGGTTCGTATTCTAGTTTGTGTTTCTTGAATCCCATATTAAGCAAATTAGGGTGTCATGCTTATTTTAATACTAGCCTACCCCACATTACCCTAATATGTTTTAAGAGGATAGATGATAGAGATAGAGATTGTCAAGTATTATCTTATAAATATAGAGAGATTTCTTTATTGCCTATGACAAAAATGCCAAAAATCAAATATTCGCCAAAAGCCTATTCTTATCATGTTTTTAAGCGTCATTATAGTCTTGACAATAATTGACAATAATAGGTGGGCAGTAAAAAATATGAATTAAGAGGTTTTTTACCGCCCTTACAGTAAGTTTCGCTTTGCATTTGTTTTCAGCTTACCGTTAAAAATTAAGTTCTATCAAACAGCACAATAAATAGTGCTGGTATTGCAAATGTTGCAACAAAGAATCCAAAAAAGAATAATAATACATCACTCATATTAAACTCTCCTGGCTATTATCTTCATCATAAAAACTTATGAGATCCCCGTGTGGATCATGACAGGTCATACCAACATTTACTTTGTAGTGCTTACTGTAAGCATCTACTAATGATGCGTTCCTCTTTTTTTCGTAGTCATCAAGTGCTTGATCAAACGATAATCGCATCATGCTATATAAGTTATTTGTCTTGCCCATATTATCTCCTTAAATGTAATTGGAGTAATTTTACATAATGTATTGTAATATGTCTATACTTTGTTTATACTTAAACAATATTTTGACGGAGGTAATTATGTCAACAGATACAAACAGTATGCTTAGTGCTATTTTTGACACTACGGTAAACAACATTCAACAACAACAAAAGCAAGATGCTTTAAACTACCAGGTTCATGAACTAAAGGTATGTATAACTGATTTACTTGCAGAAGTTGAAAAGATTGAGCAAAAAATAGATTTTATTGCAAATAGGGGTATGTCATGAGTAAACAAGAAAAGTATGTTAAGAAAAATCATGATTTAGCATTTACATTAACCGTTAAGCTTATGAAAGATTATGCTAACAAATGTCAAACAGACCCAAATAAAAACATGATGGATCCGATTCTTGGCACATACAATTTAATAAATCAGTTAGCAATAGGCCTTTTATACAAAGCAGACGGTCATATAGATGATGCAATTGATATTATGAATATTGCTATACAAGACGCTAAAGAAGTTGTTAAAAACACTAAGGAGGTATCATGATAGATAACCCACCACTACCAGATTCACTAAAAAGTCATCAGCATGTAGCTATTGGAGATACTATATATTTTCCTGATATGGATAATGCATATTATCATCAATCGCCTGGCGTGTCTTCATCTACCTTAAGGAGGTTTAGACAATCGCAGCTACATGCTATGCAAGAGGTAGTAGAGCCGACACCTGCTATGCAGTTCGGTTCTGCTGCCCACTCTTTGATAGTAGAGGGCGAGAACGCATTTAATAACGAGGTTGCAGTTATATCTGGATCTCCATACACAAATGCAAACAAACAACTAAAACGTGATTACGAAGATAGAGGTATGTTAGTGATCACACAAGACAAAAGGGACACCTTGTTTCGCATGAAAGATAATCTGATTGAAGAAGCAAAGAAGTTCCTTAACGTTGATCAGGGCGAGTATCCTGGTGTTTTTACTAAGCCTTATGAAAACGCTTTGTACTGGTGGGAGCAAGATGTACTCCTCAAGCTAAGATCTGATGTAATCAGACACCCAGTAGTACAACCCTATTCAGATGAGTCTATTGTAGTTATTGATTATAAAACTACGAGTGATTGCTCCGTATCTGGATTTACTCGCTCTATCAGGCGTTATCAATACGATTTACAAGCTGCTTTTTACAGGAGAGGTTATGAAAGGGCAGGCTTCAAAGTAGAAGACTTCTTGTTTGTTGCACAAGAAACTAAAAAACCCTACGCAACAAAAATATTCAAAATGCATGATGAGGATATGGACAGGGGTTGGGATCAACTAGAAGAAACGCTTGGAGATTATAAGGCTGTTAGGGACGGGGAAAGACCTACAATCTATAATACTCCAAGCATAGTTGAGGTTATGTTGGGATACGAGTTTGAGTAAAGGTAGTAAACCTAGGCCTAACAATCATGATGAATGGATCAAGGGTTGGGACAGAATATTTAACAAAAAAAAGACAAAAAACATAACTAAACTTAAAAACGTGTGGGAAGAAAGATCTGTAAAAAAATGTCTTAGTTGTAATAACAGCTACCCTAGAGATTACTTTCCTACAAAACAAAAAGCATATAAAGTCACACGGCTAGATATTTGTAAAGAGTGTTATAAGAAATAAGGAGAAACAAAATGACTGACAACGTGAACCACCCCATACATTATTCTAAACAAGGCTCTGTAGAGTGTATTGACGCAATTGAATCAGCCTTAACCTTTGAAGAGTTTAAAGGTTACTGTAAAGCAGCAGCGTTCAAATACATTTGGCGTGAAGACCACAAAGGAGCTAATATCCAGGATATAGACAAAGCCATATGGTATCTAACAAGGCTTAGAAACAAGCTGGAGGATAGATGATGGACTTAAGTTTTTATGCCTTAATTTGTATTATTTTATTAATTATATATCAGGCTTCATCAAATCCATAAAAAAAGGGGCTTAACGCCCCTTAATTTTTGCATACCCCTAGAAAGGTGGAACAGCTTCTTTTGGTGGACTCATGTCTGCGTCCTCTGGCTGTAAATACAATCTAATTTTAGTTTTCTTAGTTTGCACCAGGCCATTGTCTCCTTGAAACTGGTCATCTATTTGTTCAAGCTTCAATATAAGATTTTTACCTACAAAGTCAGCATGATTCTCTGGGTATTTCTTAAAGCCTACAGCTTTAGTCATACGAGTAAACAGCTCTGTACTTATACGCTTGTTGTCCTCATTTGTTGCCCAAAGGTTATACCATTCGTTGTGGTCTCTATACTTACCACCATCAATTTGATAGGTAACTTTCAACGTCCAATTACCAGCTTGTGATTTGTATTTATCAGTAGCTATAATCTTTGCGTTGTGTTCTCCATCAGGTGCAAGAGGAGTGCCTGTCGACATCTCCTCTATGTTTTCAAAAAACTCTACATCACCGAAATCACTCATTTGATTCTCCCACATTATTAGTTAATTTAAACCCTAACTTTTCAATCAAGGCACTTATATCAGGCTGTTCAAAGTTATCTAATTTACCACTACGGTCTTTAGCTTTGTAGCCTTGTCCATAAACAGTTTGCAACCATCTATTTTGTATGTTCTTGCCCTCGTCATCTTGGTCTTCAATAATACGCAAAGCAAGCACTTCATCAAAGAAGTAAGTTATTGATTCGCCTAACTTAGTTCCTACCATTTTAGGTGCGTGTCTAAGTATGCCATCATCATTAACTACATCTTCTTTACACAAAAATAATACGTGCATATGTAAATCTCTAAAAGCACGCATTAAGTTTGTTACAGATTCTTGAACATTACCATATGCCATTCTTGGGTCTTTGCTTCTAGACTTTTCCCATGTCAGCAATATCTCACTGATTTCGGAAACAGAATCTAGAACAACCGTGTCATATTGTAATTGTCCAGACTTGAGTGCATCGTGTAATGACATTACTTCCGATGCTTCTTTTACTTCTATAGCATCAACATTCTGTGCATCTTGTATAGATAACAGACCAGCTTCAGCACTTATGACAAGCACCTTTCCTGGACAAGTTTTTGCTAGAGTTGTCTTCCCAGAGCCTGCCATACCATAAACTAAAATTTTAGCTCCTTGGCTTTGCACAAGCTTTTGAGGCGACACTATTCTTTGGGATAGTTCCATATAATACTCCTTATTATTAAAAAATTACTTGCATAGTATAATACAAAAAGATACTATATGAAACAATTATCTTAAAAATTGTTACAAAAAGGAGTAATTATGGAAGTTTTAGAAAAAGACTTAACCTGGCAGGCAAATTATTATTATAGAACAAAAAGTTTTGCAATCAAGAAACTGAAAGATTTAGAAACTTTAGGATTCAAACCCAACCATACTAATAGAGTTGTAAAAAGATACACCCTTAGAGAGTACATAGAGTTTCTTGGACAGAGAAAAGCTGCACAAGAATTTGGGTGTTCTGAAGCATCTGCTAAGTCATGGAGATATGGTTATAGGAAGCCTACTGTAAATCAAGCAAAACAAATTATACGAGCTACAGACGGGAGACTAGACTTTGAATCAATATTTGGTTCAGTATCTGATATTCTAGAAAAAGAAGAAGCTTAGTGTGTTCCAACTCAATATTAATGAGGAGCATACTCCCCTAGAGCAGGCACTTGCCTATTATGATGATGGGTATAATGTTGTGCCCTTGCAAAGGTCTAACAAAAAACCACCACCATTCTTGGGTGGGTGGGAACAATATAAACAAGAAAGACCACCTAGAGACTTAGTAGAGTCATGGTTTAAAGACAGAGATAACCTTGTCGTTGCACTTATGTGTGGTAATTTTATAGTTGTAGATGCAGATTCACCAGAAGCAATGGATTGGGTAGAAAAGAATTTACCAGCTTGTCCATTTAAAGTGATTACAGGCAAAGGTATGCATTACTACTATAACAACCCACAAAACTATACTACCTTTGCTACAAGAAGAACTGCTGAAACGCCTATAGAACGATTAATAGACATAAGAGGTGTAGGTGGTTTGATAATTGCACCTTGGAGCAGACACGCCAATGGCCAGATTTACAAACCTATAACCT